CCCCTATGCCGCCAAGCAGTTGCTGGATAACTATGTGGATATGCGGGGTTATTTTTAATGCACCTGCGCCGTAAAATCCTTAACGATCTAGCTACCCTATTAAAAGGCCTGACCGGATTCGGCGCGGTGCGCATCCAGCGCGTCGGCCCGCCTAAAACTATATTCCCCGCCATCACCCTGTATGCCGAGGAAGAAAGCTGCCAAACGCTCACTGTACACCCTCAGCCGCGCGCGCAGGACCGCGTATTAACCGTGTCAATCAACGCCTGGATTCGCGGCACGGTCGACGATGAAAAAGCGGAAACCGATATGGACGCCGCCGCCGTGTTGATCGAGTCGGTCATGTCTCAACCCACCAATGCCGACGATATTGTATTAGTTGGGACGGACTTTAATATTGCCGAGGATGAGCCTGAAATCCATGTCATCACCCTCACCTATCACGTTTCGTACCACTCGACCGAGAAAGCCGCCACCGTTTAACGCCAGACCCAACCCCAACACCAGACTCGCTTAGGCGGGTTTTTTTATGCCTAAAATTTGAGGATCAGCAATGTCCACCATTCGTAAAATGTCCAATGTCGCCGTCGCCGTGCAGTCCGCACTAGGCGCGGCGAAAACCATTACCGCCATCAGCAAGGCCGCGCCCGGCGTCGTCACCGCTACGCACGATTTTAGCAACGGCGATTTCGTCGTACTGTCCGTCCAGGGCATGTGGCAAGTTAACGACCGCGTGTTTCGGGTCTGTAACGTATCCACCACCGTCTCGTTCCAGCTTGAGGATATCAGCGGCGGAACGGGTATCGACACCAGCGCTTTCGATACCTTCAGCAGCGGCACGGCCAAAAAGATCACCTTCGGCACGTCCATCACCACGATGGCCGATGTGCAGATGTCAGGCGGCGAGTTCGACAAACTCGACACCACTGTAATCCATAGCAACGTCAAAACCAACATCCCCGGCACGGCAAACCCGTTCGCGATCGATTTCGAGCATTTGTGGGACGTGACGGATACGGGCCAAGCGGCCATGAAAGTCGCCTCCGATGCGCAATCTAAACTTGCCTTTAAATTTACCTTCGGCGTCGGCGGCACGATCATGGTATTCAACGGTTATGTCGGACACTCCGCGCTGCCGACCGCATCAGCCCTACAGGTCATCAAGACCAAATCCAGCATTTCCGCCGAGGGTGCCCCATCCTACTACTCGTCTTAATTAATTTATGATGAGCGTAGTTGAATCATGAGCCAAGCCTTAATCGATAAACTCAAAAAAAGCCGCGAGTCTCTAGTATTCGCGGGGGGGTATAGCTTCACCATCCGCCGCCCGACCGATATGGAAATAACCGAATTTCGAGGCCAAAACATCAAACAGGGCGACATCATGCGCCGGTTTGTCATCGATTGGCAAGGTGTGGGCGAGGTGGATATTGTCCCAGGCGGTACGGGCGTGGCCGTACCGTTCGATTCCGATTTATTCATGTGCTGGGTCGAGGACAAGCCGGATTTATGGGCGCCCATCGTCCAGGCGATCACCGACGCCTATACCGCGCACATCGATAAAACGGCAGCCGCATTGGGGGAGCCCAGCGCTGGCTAGAGGCCAGCAACTTACCGCTACCGCAAGGGCCTGCGCCCGATGGCATGGCCTTGGCGGTGCAGGCGTGGAATCTGCTTGGCGGCGCAATCGACTGGACCGGTTTGCCGGTCGTCGCCGAGCTGTTGGGCATCGCCGATATTGATCTGCTGATCCGGCAACTGGCATTAATTAGGGAGTTTCAGCATGGCTGACGATGAATTTAGTATCCGTATTCGCGGCATAGACGATGTTACCCGTGCATTATTTCAAATTAGCCCTAAATTGGCCGAGCGCGTCGTTATGTTGTCGATCCGCAAGGGCGCAAATTATATGAAAAAAGCTATCAGCGCCGCTGCTCCATCCAGTAAGCATGGCTCACGGGAATATACCCAAAAGGCACAGTGGGCCATGATTAACGGCAAACGCAAAAAGGTTGCTCCCGGCGTATCGACCATCTTGCCGCCCGGCAGGATTAAACGATCTATCAGGGTTGTCACCTCAAAGCGCAACAAATACAAATTAAATGGCACGGTAGGGCTTTTTATCAGCTGCTATCCGGGTAAATCCAGAACCGATAAAAAAGGAGCATGGTATGGCTCGTTTGTCGATAAGGGTTACAACTTGGGCAGTAGGCAAATTTCAGCGCGCGAGGCTATCTCGTTAGGTATCGTCACGGAAGGCCAGCATTTGCAGAGTGTCGTTAATGCACAGTTGGACAGCATAGCGCAAAGATCGCGGACGGGTAAAAAGTCGCGAGCGCGCCGAATACGTTACCGCAACAGCGGATCGCGGCATATTGATGGCCAGAATTTCATCAAAAAAGGCTTCGACTCTGCATCAAAAAGGACTTTAGAAATCATGGTGCAGGCGCTTGAGGTATCTACCGAGCAATTGCTTAGACAGCTCAATCTAAATGTAACGAGATAATCAAATGGCATTAGGCGTCACCGTAGATATTAATGCGCATCTAGGCAATATATCGGGCCAGGTCGACCAGGCTGTCGACCAGCTCAATAGATTCCAGCAACAAGCCGAAAGCATGTCAAGCAAAGTCGGTGCGGCCTTCAAGGCTTTAGGTGTTGGATTGTCCGTAGGTGGAATCGTAACATTTCTTAAGTCCGGAATCGACGCCGCTGATGCGCTCAACGATATGGCTGATCGCACCGGTATCGCAGTCGAGCAGTTGGCAGGACTTCAATTAGGCTTAAAACTATCCGATAGCAGCATGGAGGCGTTTGCCGCCTCGGCCAATAAACTCAGCGCTAATATTGGAAAAAATCGGGAGGAATTCGCAAGGCTCGGTATTACCGCTAAAGACCCGATTGAGGCGTTTTTGCAATTGGCCGACGTATTCAAATCGATTCAAGATCCGCAAACCCGCGCAGCCCTGGGCGTAAAGGTGCTCAATGAAAATTACGCTGAATTGGCCCCGCTCTTATTGCAGGGTAGCGCAGCTATTCGCGAACAGATGAAGGATGGGCTGGCTTGGTCCGGTAATATTGGCACAATGTCAAAACAGGCGGCTCAATTTAATGATCAGATCGATACTATGAAGTTTCGATTGGGCAGCCTGTCTATCCTCGTTGCCGGTCCGATACTTGATGGATTTACTCAGTTAACTGAGCATATCGCCGACGCCACAGAAAAGAGCGTCACATTTAATAATGTGATGAAGGGAATCGGCGATTTTGTATTTCAACGCGATACGTTTACAGGCTTAACCAGGGAGCTAAGCGACGTTACCGACGCCATCGAGCGTACCGAAGCCAAGATCAAAGCGATTAAAAATGACGGGGCTATTGGGGGGTTAATTGATGGCCTGGCCGGTAGCGATATTAATCTGGAAAAGAATCGGCTCGACAACTTATTAAAAGAGCGTCAACGCATTATCGACGCCTTTAATGCGCAGCAAAATGAAGCCAAAATAAAAACAACGACTACCAGTGATGCCGGTGTTAAAGCCTTCCTCGGCATTGGAGAAGAAGCCGAGTCGGCTAATCGAAGGGCGGGCGCCTCGGTTGATGCGCTCACCAGCAAATACAATTCCCTGGTAGCATCATTGCAGCGCGAAATCGCCCTGCATGGCGACAATAGCGAAGCCGCCAAAATGGAATACGAGGTGCTCAATGGCTCGCTGCAAAAATTAAGCGAAGGCCAAAAGCTCAAGCTGTTAAATTTGGCTGCCGAAAAAGATGCCATCGACGCTAATGCTAAAGCCTATGAAGAATACGATGCGATCATCGAAGAAAGCCTGAAGCTGGCGCAAAAACAAATCGAAGATACCGCCGCTACATTCGACCGGCTTACGCAAAAATTCGACGGCGCGCGGCAGGATTTTATCGCCGGTTTGGGCGATGTGCAGGACGCTTTAAACCTCCATATTATCGATGCCGACAGGGCCAAGGTGGAATTCGACAAACTCGGCCAGGCCTACAATGATTCGTTCATCGATCCCGCCAAAAAGGGCACCGATGAGCTGAGCAAATTTGCCGATCAGGCCGCGCGTAACATGCAGGACGCCTTTGCTAATTTCCTATTCGATCCGTTCCAGGGCGGGCTGACCGGTATGCTGGACGGTTTTATTACCACGCTTCGGCGGATGGCGGCCGAGGCCAGCAGCGCGTATATTTTCGACGCCCTGAAAAGCTCGTTTAAGGATTCAAGCAGCAGCGGCAGCGATGCGGGCGGCTTTTTCAGCTCCCTGTTTTCGTTGTTTAGTTCATCCAGTTCAGGGAGCACCTTTCAGGGCAACGGCCCGTTGCTCTCTTACGCCAACGCCGTCGGCAATATTTACGATAGCGGCAATGTGGTACCATTTGCCAAAGGCGGTGTGTTTGAGGGCGGCAATGTCATTGCCTTTCCCAAAACCAACCACTCTAATCCCGTTATCAAATTTGCCAAGGGCGATCTGTTCGACCAGCCGACAAAATTCCCCATGGCAGGCGGGCGCACCGGTTTAATGGGCGAGGCCGGACCGGAGGCGATTAT